GGGCGTGGCTTGGTCATGGCCCTTTGTACGCTCGGCTAGACTGTCTGTAAAGTCTTCACGAAGATTTGAAGTGCATCTCCTGTGGAGCCCCTTGCACTCTGCGTCTAGACAGTCTAGATTATACCCATGGCACCGTACGTGCCTGGCGGAACTGCCCCGTTCTCGCCCCAGCCGGCCGCGTGAGTTCCTGGCCGGCCCCCTACTCCCGACAACCCGTGATCGCCTCGTCGAGAGGTGCCGAGACCGAAGCAGCAACTTCGATCCCGGCTTTGCCTAACCCCAATCGCCAGAAAGGGCATCAAGCTATGTCTACCTACACCAAACCCCAAATCATGGCCATCGGCGTCGGTATCGTCGCCGGTGGTGCTGCACTTGCAATCCTGCTTCAGGAGCCTGTGGTCACCGGCCGCTGGCGCCTCGAGCACTTCCTCCTGCCGGCGATCGTCGCCATCGCGATTGCCACCGCACACCTCACGGTCGCGGCTCTGCGCGAATGGCGGCCGCTCTCTGCCGGCGGCTTCGGCTTCGTCGCCCTCGTGGCAACCGTCCTTACCGTTTACTCCTCTGTGGGCAACCAAAAGGAGAACAGCGGCGAAAAGGCGGGCGCGGCCGAGGCACATAACCAGCTCATCGCGGACAAGGCGAAAGCCCTCCGCGGCGAGGAAAACGCCCGGGACATTACGACCCGGCTTCTTGAGGATACGCGGGCCCAGCTCAAGCGGGATTGCGTTGACGGCAAGAAGGGGAAAGCCCACTGCGACGGCGTGCGCACCAATATCGGGGTGTACGAGGCTGCAATGGGTGGCCACGAGGCCGTTATCAGCCGCTACCAGACCGAGCTCGGCAAGCTCGGGGGCAAGCACGTTGCACGCCCCAAGGTTGAGGCTATCGGTCAGATGGCGGCGGTCCTCGGGTGGGACCGTTCCAAGGTCGAAATGCTCGCGGAAACCCTCGAGCCATTCGCCTACTCGCTGCTGTTCGAGCTCTGCTCGATCGTAGCGTTCGGGTACGGTTTCCACCGTCCCAAGGCGAAGCGCTCAAAGGTTGCAGTTGCCGACGGTTCCGAAACGGTTCCTGTAACCGTTCCCGAGCCGGAAACGGTCAACCCGGCCGTCGAGGCGCTTCGCAACGCGCGCAAGCCGCTCAGCAATGACGAGCTCGCCGCGCTGCTGGAGTGCTCCAAGGCGCAGGCCTCCCGGCTTGTTGCCCGCGCCGCCGACCAGATCCGCAAGGAACGTGCAGGCCGAAAGGTCCAGCTCTCCCTGCGGTAACCGTCCAGAAACAGTTGAGCCCGCGGCCGGAAACGGTCGCGGGCTTTTTCATGGGCGGGCGGGCTCCTCACATGTTCGCTGCTAGAACTCGGAACTCATGATGATGCCGGGCGCTTTCTGGTTGGCAGCTACGGCGGCGAGATTGAGATCAAGGTTATCTGGGTCGTCGGGATCGTAGACATTGATGCCGGGCCAATCGCTCGCCTTGACCTCCAGGAAGTATTCGCGGTCGAGCATTTCCCATACCGCGCAGCCACGCTCTTTGCAGGCGCTGCGCAGGGCCGTCAGCAGTGACGGGCCGGCGACCCAATCGAATTCGTTGACCTTCCACACGCGCATCTGGTGCTCCTCATTCTGTGGCTTGTGGCTTCGTTGCAAGGTACGCCTTGAGCGCCTTCGCCCACACGTCATCGAATGACACGTTGGTGTGAAACCCTGCGGCTCGCTTGGCGTCATCGATCCACTCGCGGCGGAGGCGCGCTTCATCTTCGAGGCGCTCCACCTTGTCTCGCAACGTCACGTTCTCGCGAGCAAGCGCCGCGATCACGCGGTCATTATCCTCTTGGCAGCGACGCTCCGCTGGCGTGCTCATGCTGGCCTCCGTTACTGTTGGCTTGCGGCGGTCACTTTGCGCCCCGCGCCGGGTTCTTTTCGATGTACTCAAGGATGGCCTGCAACGTGGCTACACTGCCAGAGCCGTTGCGGACCCGCTCGACGGCGCGCGCATTGGCGCAGGCGAGCAACCCCAAGCGGCTCTCGGGAATGCCACTAGCTTTCAGCCACTTGTCGATCTTGTCCAGTGCCATTGCCACTAGGTTCTGCTCCGTCATGCTGTCTGTGCCTCCCCGGCCATGCTGGCGGGAAGCTACGACGGCGGGCTTGCGCCTGTCTTGACGGAAATCTATACATGCGTTGTGACAATTGTCAACACGTGCGTATTGACGAACGGCCTAGAACATGGTGATATGCTGGGAAATCGACCACTACACAGAAGGCCCGAAGCATGAGCACGCGATCCATGTTCGTCGTTTTTGACCTTGACGGCACACTGGCGCTCAATGAGCACCGACAGCATTACGTTCAGCGCGAGGTTGGCAAGAAGGACTGGCGTTCGTTCTTCGCAGAGTGCGACCGCGATACGCTCAACTGGCCAATCGCTCGCGTGCTTCAGGTGCTGGACGCCACGGGCAACCGCGTGGAGATATGGTCTGGCCGCAGCGGCGAGGTCATCGACAAGACGCGTGCTTGGTTGGCTGAGCACGGTCTAGGCCACATTCCGTTCCGTGGCCGCGACGAGGGCGACCATACGCCCGACCATGCACTCAAGAAATCGTGGCTTGATGCCTCGTCGCAGAAGCCGGATTTGATCTTTGACGACCGCGCGTCCGTGGTGCGCATGTGGCGTGAAGCTGGCATCCCCTGCGCACAGGTTGCCGAGGGTGAGTTCTGAGCTAAAGGAAAGGCCCAGACGATGGCGATGCTACCGAAAGAGCAAGAACTAGCCACGAAGCTGATGCTTCTTATGGGCGACTGGCCGAAGTCGGCACGGCAGAATATGGTGGAGTGGGTTCAGGACGCGCTCAAGGAAGCGCGCTGCGACGGCATCGTCGCCGGGCTCACCATGGCAGACCAGTTCATTGCGGTGTCTCGTGATCTGGAGAGTACAAAGTCGATGATCAAGGCGGCCCTGTTGACCGCTAAACCCGAACAATGAGTGACAGAATGGCTGACAACCTGGCAGGCAATCCGGCACTGTCGCATCACGAGAAAAAGTTGGCTCGCCACGCTCTTGGTCTGAACAACCCAGACGCCAACGGCAAGTCATACCGCAACCGGTACCTTGCAGCACACCACAGTCTCAAGCTGCTGTCGTGGCGAGAGATGGTGCGGTCAGGAATGGCGCGCGAAGGTTCGCAGACGGATATCGGCGTGTGGTTTTGCCTGACAAGAGCGGGGGCTGAGGCCGCCTTAAACAAGGGCGAACGTCTGTGCCCTGAAGACTTCCCGCAGACCCAACAATAAAGGCCCGAAGATGCTTGAGCGCCTAGACAACTGGATTTGCGACTGGCTTGACGGTCTGTGCCATGCGGTGCAGAGCCCACGCTGGCTGCGGAGCAGGATTATACGGCTCACGCTTTGGCAGTGGCGTAGGTTTGAAAACACATGGGGCTACGGCCCGCTGATTTCCAACAACTGAGGCCCGAGATGCAGCCGCTCAAAAAAGACTGGAAGTCGGGCCGCGATCCAAGCCGCGTCTCGTTTAACAAGTACACGCCGGAGAACTGCCCGCACTGCGAGTATGACCGCCGCTTCCCCGGCTTCGAAACTGGTGGCTGGATGCAGCAGGACAACAACGGCCCAATCGTCTCTTGCCCCGTCTGCAATGACGACGGAAAGCACCCGCGCTCAGATCGATAAGAAAGCCCCGACATGCCATACGTCTACATTCTCAGCGATTACAACGAATATGGCGCAGAGAACGTCACAGCCACCTTGGACCGGGCAAAGCTAGAGACGGTAATGCGGAAGAGCTGGCCTGACGCCGGTTTTCCATACGGAGGTCTAAACGAGTGGCTTGCCGAAGCGGCGGCGAAGATGGCCGAACTCTTGCAAAAATCTGATGCTGAATTGGCTTCAGTGGATGGGCACAACTTGCATCGCGGATGGGGCGGCATGCAGCTTCATGTTGTCGAATTGAAATAACCGATAAGGAAGGCCCGCCCTGCTTCGGGCACAAAAAAGCCCGCGAGCCCGAAGGCCCGCGGGAAGTTGGCCGACCGAACGGGGATGGACGGCGGCTGGAGGACTAGCTAGTCGCGCTGCACGGTCTGTTTCCAGCCAGCAGCGAAATCCAAGCGCTTGATGATGGGGTCGGCCTTGTCGATCCAGGAGCGGACGGCTTTGTAATTGGCGTCGTTCTGGTCCATGCGCCATTCGAGCTTTGACACCTTGATGTCGACGGCGTGCTGCTGGGGGCTTTGCCCGTTGCTGGCGATGTAGACGATCCCCGATACGATCGCGCCGATCACGATCACGACCTGCGTTCCGGTCGAGATAATCTGATGCCAGGGCGGGCCCTTCTGGGCGCGCATCTCGGTCAGCGAACTGGCAACGTTCGAGACCGCCGTACCGATCGTCTTAATTTCGCTGACGATCGTTTTCTGCTGCTCCCTGATATCGCGAATGTCGTCGTCATGCCGGCGCAGCTCGCCGGCCAAGGTTGCGATGTCATTCATTTCTTCGGTTCCGTGCGTTCAACGCGGATGCACAGGCCCGTCATTCCCTCGACGAGCTGGAGCTGAGACGCGGACGCAACGGGTGTGGTGATCTTCTGCGCGCCCAGCGTGCCGCCGGCGCCGACGAGCGCGGCGACCACGGCGCCGAGGATCGTCTTCCAGTCGAAGCTCATGACTTCTTCTCCTCGGGGAATAGTGCCCGCAGGCGCTCGGCGCACACCTTGCGCTGGCTGGTCTCGAGGTGCAGGGCCTCGACAAGCCGCTGCCGATCCCGCGCGGCGGTTGCAGTGTCGATATCTGCATCGGGCAGGCGCGGCGTGGCCGGCGACGGCGCCAAACACTCGGCCGGAGGCGCCGGCTGGCTGACCGTGACGAACGGCTGGGGCGGTTCCTTGGTGCAGCCGGTCAGGCTCATTGCCACGGCGACGACGACGAACACGACGCAGATCACGAGGGCGGGGCGCTTAACGTCCATTGTTCAACCTCCTGGCAATGTTCCGGGGGTAGCAGATTTGTGTTTTGGGCACCTGCGCCAGCGCGACTTCGAGCTCCTCGGCCCGCTCGCGCGCCTGCTGCAGTTCGGCGATGACCTCGCTGCGGCGGCGGGCTGCGATCTCCTCCGACGTGCGCATTCGCTTGCGCATCTCTTCCTCTGCGGCGTTCTTGGCCGTGGCCTGGGCCAGCGCGCAGACCTGCCGCTCCTGGGTCTGCGCCGTGTCCCACAGCCACCACAGGCCCGCGCCGGCGCTTGCGAGGCAGGCTGTCAGGCCCACGACGACGATCGCGGCCACGACAGGCACGCTGGCGGCCTTCTGCGCCCACCACGCGGTGGACAGGATTCCGGTGAGCATGTTCATGCGGCGTGCCTCCGGCGGTAGATGAAGACGGCGATGGCGCCCCACAGCGTGACCATTCCGGCCCAGAACAAGGGCTCGGTGAGCAGGGCAAGCAGGAACATGCGGAAGCTGAACGAGCCACTGGCCGTGGCGCGCGCGATGATGTTGGGCGCGGCATAGGTCATGGATGTCCCGCCGCCACTGGCGAGAGTGAGTTCCGTTCCCATGGGCACCTGCGGCGGCTCGGCCGGGGCCCGGCCCTGGCTCTCGCTCTGGGCATTGGCGTCGGGGAGAACGGACGGGCCGGCCGCTACCACGTCAGGCATGCGATGGCCGACCGCTGCAAGGGCCGCCTGCTCGATCGCCGCGCAGCGCCGCATCCAGCCCACTCCGAACACCCGATATGTCCGCAGCGACTGCAGGAAGTCCCGGCGAGAAGCCATAAGCCCCTGGATGACCGCCACGGGGTCGCGCCGGCGGCATTCGGCCAGCGTCAAAGCGCCCGGGTGGCCGTCGGCTGGGATGCCCAGAACCCGCTGCAAATGCTTGATAGCCGTGCCAGGTCCGCTGCTCACACCGAAGTCGAACACGGCCAGATCGACGCCGGCCGGAAGCTCATCGCCGCGCACGAGGTTCCAGTAGTTGAAGCGGTAGATCTCGACGAGTTCCTGGTTCGAGATCAGCCGTACCGACTGACGGGGCTGGCCTCGCCCGTCGCGATAGCCGTCGTAGACGCGCTGAATAACGCCCCGCATTGTCGCGCCGCCGGGGTCGGCCGGATGGTTACTCCACCCGCCCTCGTGGACAAGGGTCACTGGAAGAACTTCGGCGAAACGGTCCATCTAATTCACCCCCGAAATGCGAAGGGCGACCGATAGGCCGCCCGTTCATGCTCAATCCATAGGCGACCCGCCTACGCCGCGGCGTCCCGCGCCACGGTTTTGAGCGTCAGATCTATGATCGGCATCAGGCCGGCGATCACCGTCACCGGGAGCGGGTTGTCGTCGAGTTGCAGATCTGCAGTGCTCAAGCACACAAGGTTCACCTCACATTGCCCTTCGAGCAGCGCAGCGTGCGCTTTCTCAAATTCCGCGAGCCGCGCATCGGCGACCATTGTGCCGCCGTTGCCGTGGTCGTAGACGAGACCATTGCGCGCCTTCTGGTAGGCTTCCGCCACCTCCAGCAGCCGCGCGAGGTTGAGCGCAATGGCCATCCGCGCACTGCCCGCGAGTTTGTAGGGCTCGCGGGCGGCCTTGCCGTCGACGGAAGCGGGCGGGACGTCGAAGTGTTTGAGGGCATCAATCAAGCGGAGTGCAGACTGCGTGGTGAGCTTCATGGTTCCCCTCCTGGCTGGTGGGACCGGGGTACCCGATTTGCCCTGCACTGTCGCGAAACCCGTCAGTGCACCGTCAAAGACACGCCGTAGATCGGCACCCATTTGTTGTTGAGCGTCTTGATGCGGGCTGCGAATGACGTCCCAGAGGTGCAGGCCTGATCCACCGTCTCAGCAATCTTCCGGCCACCCTGCCCGTTGGTCGAGACGGAAGACAGTGAGGCGCTCGTCCAGTTGGTGCCGCCATTGCAGGTCACCTCGACCGTCAGGTCTGTATTCAGCGTCGGCGACGCGCTGTTGTCGAACTCCAGAAGAACGCGACCGTTGCTCACGCTGGCATCTGCCGTTTGTGCCGTCGTGATCAAGGTCATGTTGTTCGTTGTGCCCGCCTCCGTTGCGCGGAACGACCACACCGCCCCCGTCGTCTCTGCAACGGTCTGCCCGTTGCCAGTTAGGCTGCCTGTGCCGATGAGCCGCGTCTGCGAGGCGTTGTAAGCGGTTGACGGGTCGGACCCTGTCACGGCGGCGCCGACGTAGTACGTCCCAGAGCCGGGCACCGAATAAGGGCTGCTCAGTGTGAGGTCGGCCCATCCACCACCAGGATGGGTCAGAGACTGCGAAACAACCACGTCAACGCTGGTCGACGAATTGCGCTTGACGATCTTCATCGAAAAAGTCGTTGCGCTGGTTGAGTAGACGCCAATGGATTTGATCGTCACGCTGTTGGGAAGCGCCGTAGTTTCGTTGACATACGTTGAACTTCCCCAGCCCGCTGACGCAGACGCAGCTGGTGGATTGGCACCGCTCGTCGTTGTCGTGCCCGCGCCGGTGGTCGGCGAGACCTTGCCGCCAGAGGTGTCCACTGTGTAGTTCGATGACGAACCTGAGTTGACGCCGTCGCTCGCCTTGAAGCCGTCGGAGAAGCGCAGGACATCGCGGCGGTAGCCTGCAAACGACTTCGCCTGATAGATGCTCGTCAGCAGCATGTTCTGCCGATCAGCGTCGGACAAGGACCCGCCGCCGCCAGAGCCGGGTGGAACTGCGTAGGTGCCGTCGGCCTTGAGGAATTTCCCGGCGGCCGCATCGCCCGCGCCTGGTGCCGGGACCAGCCCCTTCGTGCCGCCCGAGCCGCTGTCGCCCACCATCGCGTTGAGCAGCGCAGTCGCTTGGGTGGCCGTGAGCGCTTCGACGTTGCCCGTGCTTGCTGTGGTGCGGCCGAGGAACGTAGCTGTCGAAACCTGGGCCATCATGCCGAGGGTGACTTTGTTGGAGCCTATCGCCGTGGCGAACGAACCCGTGCCTGTGCCGGTGACGTCGCCTGTCAGAGTGATCGTCTGATCGCCGGTGTTGCTGCCCGAAATCGTGGCGTTGCCCGACAGCGTCAACGTCCGCGCCGCATCCCCCATGACGATCGTGAGGGTACGCGTTGCGGTCAGCACTTCCGTACTGGCCAGCTTGAGGTCGAAAGCGGCGCCCGTCGAGCGGATGCCCAGGCTCGTGATTGCGTCGTGAGTGCCGCCAGTAATCGTCGCGGTGTTGATTGTGGGGCTGGTGAGGGTCTTGTTGGTCAGCGTCTGGCTTCCCGTGAGGGTCGCGACCGTGCTGTCGATCGAGAACTGCGAGCCGGACAGCAACAAGCCGGTGCCGGCCGTGTAGGTGCCGGCGCCCGAAAACTGCGCCCAGACCATGGCCGTCGAACCGATGGTGCCACCGCCGGTGTCGCTGGTGCAGGTCCAGCCCGAGTTGCCGTTCGTCGTGCCTTCTTCGACGAACACGAAAGCACCAGGGACCTCCGACCAAGTGTCCATGTCAGTTGCGCGCGTCGGCGCACCCGAGGCGGCGACGACATAGATGCCGTTTTCGGCTCCGGTAGACTGGTTCTTGAGCAGGATGCGATTGCCGGTGGCGAGCGTGACGCCGTCGACCGTCTGGCCATTGGCGAAGGCGGTTGCAAGCGTACCGTTCGCTGTAGTCGCGACGCGCACCGAAGCCTTCGCGTCTAGCCCCTGGGCTACGCTGTCGACATACGCCTTCGTCGCCGCATCCTGGGCAGACGACGGATCTGAAACGCTCGTGATGCGCTGTGAATTGAACGAGACCGCCGAAGTGGGCGCGGTGAACTGATCCAGCCGCGTTGCAAGCACGTACGCCGTCGTGGCAATCTGGGTCGTATTCGTGCCGTTCGAAGCGGTCGGTGCGGTTGGAGTGCCAGTGAGCGTGGGGCTTGTCAGGCTCTTATTCGTGAAGGTCTCCGACCCGGCAAGCGTCGCCAGCGTGCCGCTCGTCGGTAGAGTGACGCCCGTGGCACCCGTTGCCGTAAGTGTCACAGCGAAGGCGCCCGCGGTCGTGAAGGCACCAGCCAGCGTAAGGTTGCCCGCCACGTCAATCGTGCGGGCGGCGTCGTTGACCTTCACGGTCAGCGTGCGATTGGCCGTCAACACCTCAGTGTTGCCGACCTGCAGATCAAACGCGGCGCCGGTTGAGCGGATGCCGAGAGATGTAAGCGCGTCTGCCGTCCCCCCGTTAATGTCTGGAGCGGTCAGCGTCTTGTTGGTGAGCGTGTCTGTCGTCGCGCGGCCGACCAAGGTGTCGGTCGCCGCTGGAAGCGTAAGGGCGCCCGATGCGGCCGCCGCTGGTTGCAGCGTCGTGGTGCCGCTGGTGTTGCCCGCCAGCGTGAGAAGGCCAAGCAGCGTTCCGGCGACGCCAAGCTGAAGTGTCGTCGCAGAGAACGACGCTACCCGTGCGCCGCCCGCCGCGATGCCGAGAATGTCGTTGCCGACACGGTAGATGCCTGTATTTGGGTCCGCAGCGAACGTGATCGCAGGGTTGATCGCAGTGCCATCGCCCAGCGCAGACACGCCCTGCGCTTCGACCACCGCCATCCAATCACGGATGTCGGATTTGATGGGGTTGTGTGGCCCTGTCGAGGGTACGCCGTCCGTCACGTAGTCACGAAATATCTCTGCGCCAAGCTTGGAGAAAGCAGTCATTGAACGGTCCCGTTATGTGCTGACGTTGTCGGCGCTAGACGCGAACGTGCCTGTACCTGCAGCGGTGCCGAACCCCTGGAGCAAATTGGAGTTGGCCGCAATGCGAGACCCGTTTGAATTGTTGATCCCGTAGCGACCGCCGAAAATCGAGTTCCCGACGAGAACCACACGCTCAAGGAAATTTGGCGTAGAACCGGCGCTTATCAGCACGCAGTCCGTTGCGCCAGCACCCTGAATGGTGGCGCGGAACGAAGGGGCTACGCTCGTCGCCTCGGCGACTGTCTGACCGTTGCCCGTTATGTTCGATGCCACAAAGAGACGTGTGATGCTGGCGTTATACTTAATGCTGGCATCTGTATTGAAGAACGCGCCCACGTAGTAGGTGCCAGAAGCCGGCACCGCATAGGGCGAACTCAGCGTCAGATCCGCCCAGCCACCGCCCGGGTGCGAGAACGACTGAGATACGACGACGTCGACGTTGGTTGATGAGTTGCGCTTGACGATCTTCATCGTCAACGTCACCGCCGCGTCGGAATACATGCCGACCGTATCGATGGTCGCTCCGTTCGGTAGCGCACTCGCCTCGTTGACATACGTGTTGTTCACCCAGCCGGCGGTCGCTGACGCGACGGGTGGAGAGGCGCCGGAGACCATCGGCGACGCGTCGAGGCTTTCCAGCGCATTGCCATTCACTGCGATTCGGGACATGACTTTGTTCGTTGCGGTCTTAAGGGTGAGCGCCTCGATGCGGCTGTAGACCGTATTTCCAGTGATGGCGCCCGCGGAGATTGTTGACCCACCCGACACGACCTCGACAAATATGCCGCGCGAACCCGTGACGTCCGCAACGTGGACGTTGTTGCCGCCGATGGCAAAGCGCAGCGCTGCCGGCGTCTGCTCGTTCTGCAGCAGGATGCCGTAAACACCGGACGCCAGCGGCCCGCTCACCTGATTGCCCTGGCAACTGACTTGGTTGTCGGTGAAATTCGCATTGGCGATCTGCGGCCGGAGATAGATGCCGTATCGGCTGAAGCCCTCCACAATGTTCCCGGAGACGGCGGAGTTAGCGCCCTGCATGAGGATGCCGTCCTGCATAGCGGCGGTGTTCGCTGCGCCGACAGTGTTGCCGATGAAGGTGACGAACTGCGTATTGGGCAGCGCTGCCAGGCCTGCATCCGTGCAATTCGTGATCGTGCAGCCAGAGACCGCGATATGCCGGTCCACGCCGAGGGTGCCGCCGATCGCAACGCCGCGAACGCAGTCGCTGAACGAGCAAGTAGTCACGCGGCACCGAAGGCACCCGTTCGATAGCGCCACCCCGAAACCGCTCGAACCATCGCTGTGGCGAACGCTGCATCGGTCCACCGCACTATCGAGGCAGCGCACCAACTTCAGGGGCGTGGTCGCGAAGAGATCGACCTGCACGTTGATCGCGCTCAGGTTGCGGCACAGATAGGCGCTTAACGCGATCTGGTCCTTGCCGGTCCCCGCACCTATCAGATTTAGATCGCGAAGTTCAATGCCCGTGAGCAACGATGGCAGGTAGAACTGCGGCGAGGAATTGTAGTAGTCGAGAAGGTGGCGGGTCGGCGTCACGGTAGTGCTGGCGATAGAGGTTACTTCTACAAATTCGCCGTTTTTAGTGCCGCCGCTCGCGAAATTGGTCGCACTCTCGATATACATTAGTGTCCCTGCTGCGATGCCCGCAGCAGATGAGACCACGAACGATGCGGCACCGCGGTTCGCAGACGTGAACGACACGGGCGACCCCAGAGTGCCTTGGGCGGACAGCAACGTGGCACCCAACGCCCCGTTGGTGAAATCGAGCATCCCGTTGCACAGCCGCAGCCCCGAGCGAAGCGTGATCTGCGAGTCGACGCGCCAGGTTTTTCCTTCCAAATTCACGACCAGTGGGGTTGCTGTGCTGTCGATCGCCGCCTGCAGCGCGACCGCGTCATTGGTGCTTCCATCACCTGCGCCACCAAAGTCCCGCGGGGTGACCGTGTTGAATGTCGTGACCGGATCGGAGAAGCCCGTTTCGACGGCCGCCATCCAATCGCGCATATCGTATTTGACGACGTTATGGGCACCCGAGCTTGGCTCGCCGTCCGTGTTGAAGTCACGCCAGATCTCGGCGCCGGTTTTCGTGAATGAGGTCATGATTGAACCTGATCAGGTGACGGTTGCAGTTGATGTGGCGGACCACTCGGACAGGGATCCTTGCGCTGCGATCGACGCGACACGCACATCGTACGTCGCGGCAGCAACGGCACCGGAGGTCTGCAGAGTAATCAGACCACCCGACGGCGTGAATTCGTTAAAGGTCACGCGCGTCCAAGAACCTCCGCCGGTACTGTATTCCAGCGCATAGCCGAGATCCGGTCGGCTGGGATCTGTGAACACGACCTGTATCCTATGACCACTCACGCCACTGGCGACTACGTTCTGCGGTACGTGTTGCGGCAACTGCGTGAGGATGCCGGGGAAGTTCGGTGCGCTCCCCTCTTCTGCAGCAGCTTCCCAAGCATCGATTTCGTTGGGGTTCACGAGTATCCAGTCGAATGTCACGCGACCCGCTGTGATGTCGATGCGCGCCCGAGTGACCTCCACCACGGCGCTCGATAGATCCGACACGACGTCCGTCTCGATACGGATCCACCGCTTACCGAGTGCCCGCAGGCCATAGAGAGAAGTGGTCACCGTTCCGCGCAGGCGTGACTGGAACCGAAGCATGGCGCGCTTAGACAGTCGCCGTGCCTGAGAGTGCGATTGCACCCAGGTGTAGGAAATCGCCTGCGAACGCACGATTCCTGTGTCAGAGATGGACTGCTCATCGCGCCAGGGGTTGCCTGGGCTTTCCCGGTAATCGTTGTCGGGCGCTGTAAACGAGAATTTCACCTCGTTCACGGCCTCCTCGTCTTCGATGCCGGTCTTCGCGGTGAGCCCATGAATGTGCTCGTCCGTGATTGTCACGTCGGGCGCCTGGTAGACACCCACGTAAAGCGCGATCGCGCCATCCCCGCTTTCGCTCATCCATCCGTCGCACGTCGACAGAATCGAGGCGATCACGTCGGCCGGGTCCGTCGTGAGATAGAACCATCCGCTCGACTGGTATCGCGGCTCGGTGCCGCTCGCTGTTGCGACTGTGGCGTCGCACAGATCGGCCTGCGCCATGAGATCGTCGATAACCGGCGCGACCAGCGTGTCCCACTCCTGGCCCAGGCCGCGCTCATCCGTGAGGTAGTTGATCAACTGCAACACCGGGTTGCGCGAGACCTGCCACGTGCTCGGATCGTCCCTGGATTGGGTCTCGTCACGTGGGTCAAAGATCGGCGAAAGGTCCGCGACAACGGAAAGTTTCGGCAATCCATGCGGGTAGGCCGCGTGATAAGATTCAACAGCCGCCGGCGCGCACTTGAGCATCAGGCTGGCGACGCCGTTGCCGATATGGGCGTTGGTCCACAGCGATGGCAGCGCCGAGACCACTTCGCTGTATGGTGTCTCGATGTCCTCTCCGGTGCGTGTTTGCACCTGCACATAACCCACGTATCGACCGTCTGCGGCCTCACCGCTCGAAACGTCTGATACGTTCCCAGATGCGTCAAATTCGACGAGGTCATCGTGCAGATAGTAGAGGGCAAACCCACCAATCCTCCCCTCGTGCAGCGCGATGACGTCGTAAGACGTGCCCGCGTCCGTTACCTCATAAAGCACGTAGGCGCCCGCAATTCGCGTGCGGCCGTAACCCATAGTGCGCGGCGGTATCGTCTGGCGCAGGGTCTGAGTGCCAGCGCCTGGCTTAGGTGTGCCGTAGTCAACCGTGGACGGTGTGACGCTGCCGTTCTTGAGGAAAGACGACGCCACGAGTGCGCCACCGATCAGAGCCGTCGCGCCCACCGCGGTCGCAATCGTTGTCGTGCCGAACAGGATCGCTGTCGCGATCTCGCCGAGGCCTACGGCATTGAGAAGGATCAGGCCTACGGTCTCAGCCATGACGCCACGCCGCGATTACGGGCAGCGGCCATACCACGAGGCCCCGGTGGCTCAGAAGGGCGATTCGCTTCGCGCCAACCGCCACGCCGGCAGTTGGTTCGTGGCCCGGCGGCGCGACAAGGGCGATGTCTCCGCGCGCCGTATCCCCGCTGACACGATGCCAGCCAAGAGGCCGAAGGTTGTCGTCGATAATCTGCTCGGGTCCACCGGCGGCAGAGATGATGGCGTTCGCGCCGGCCTCCGTATCATAGACACCGCGGCAGGCGGCTGCTGGGTCCCGCCCCGTGAGAGTGCGCACCCAATCCGCCGCAAAAAGCATGCAGTCGTTGCGACCACGCACAAAGTCGCGGCGTGCAGCGTCGGTGAGAAATGCGGTCAGAAGCGGGGCCATGTTTTGTCCGCGTCGAAGGAGTAGAGGACAGTGCGCTCGCAGAAGCGGTCGCCGGCGTAGCGCTGCTGCTGGTCTCGGTCGGTGAAGTAGGCGTTGCTCGGGCGTCGGCGGCCGGTGAGAAACGAGCGCGCCGCGAGGGTCACCGTGTGGATGGCTTCGTCGCCTGTGCGGTCGAACGATACGGCTAGGTAGTCAACAACCAGCCGGCGCATCCACGAAGGCGGTTGGATCAACTGCCACTGAGTATCAAACACCCCGAGCCCGACCAAAAGGGTCGCGTGCTTTACCTCGTCGGCCTCAATGGACGCCATCTGGATGACATCGCGGGTCACGCCGTTCAAGCTAAAGTCGATCCGGTCAGCAGCGCCGTTCACGAGTTGCGAGAAGGCGGGCAGGTTCAGCATTTCACCCAGGCCGTGGTAGACGGCGCCTGTGCCGTCCCGCGCGTCGATGCCGGTGCGGCAATCGCCAACCCCGAGCCACAGCCGCACGACCGGGTTGACGTGAAGTCGGAAGAAAATACCGATCCGGGGTGCGCCTGACGCTAGCGCTGTATCGAGCGTGAAGGTCATGCGTCGAACGGCGGGAAGCACTCGATGAACTTCACGTCGGCCGAGCCGAACATTCTGCGCTCGAGCGCGAGATCCATTGCGTCTGGCGACGCAAGCTGCATGACGCACTTGGGGAAGTCGAATTCTGCACGTGTGCCTGCCTCAACCGCCTCGCGCAGCGGGGGGCGGATCACGCACACCTGATCGCCGTCGCCATTCACGGTGACCTGCCCAACGCGGTAGAGACGGTGCGAGTGTTCTGGGTGCTGGATGGAGAAATACTCGCCGCCCCTGAGATCCACTCCATTGTCGATCGTGATGGTGAGCGTTGTCGCGCGCAATGCCGCGGCGCTCGCCACAGAGGCCAGAATGCGGTCGCTGACGTAGCCAGTACCGTCCGAGCAGACGCTGCCGTCCGAGTTCTCGCTTTCGTATCGGGCGGTTCCACTTGCAGGCCACGGGGCGAACCGCTCATCGCGTACAGACATGACAACTGGCGTGGCTCCTCCATCCAGTCGAGATGCCAACGCACGCCAAGCCCGCACATGATCGGCGCTGGACACCTGCACCCCGCGCAGTTCCGCCGACCAAAGGCCGCCGCCGTCGGCGCGCGCCAGAGGCATTGCGCCCGAGAACGTACGCCCGCCCGAGATGGTCCGGGCGGCAAGTTCCCAAACGATCGTGCGCTCGCGCATCAGCGTCTCGGGGAACTCCAGAAGGAAAGGGTAGCTGTTGAATGGCACGGGTCACGCCCCAAGGAGGGTTAGGCTTCGCTGACGTTGCGGGAAGTCGGCATTTGCCTGCTGGACTGCTGCAAAAGCCGCCTGCCGCGCTGCTTGCGCCGAAAGTCGCCGAATGGTGTCGTCGCCGTTTGCGCCATTGAGATCGATGCGCATATTGATCGTCGTGGCACCACCGCCACCCATCAGTGCCTGATTTGACACGATCGACCCAGCACCTTGCGGAACGAACAGCTCGGGGCCGCGCTCGCCGACGATGTAGGCCTTGCCAGAGCCGACCGAGCCGCCATCGGCGCGGAAGCCGCCGAAGATTCCGGATAGCGCGCCGAAGATGCCGCCGCCGCCTGCGGCCGTGCCCGTCAGTAGGCCCTCGACGCCGCGCTTGAAGGCAAGTTTCGCAAGATCCTTCTCGAGGTCGCCGATGAACTCTTTCCAGCCGACGCGCGTGCCGTTCATGAACTTTCCGAACGCGTCCTCGAGGCTGCTGGCCACCGTCTGCCCGACTTCGCGAAACGCCTGCATGCGCTCCTGCGCCTCGGCGTAGGCCTGCTTGATCTTGCCCATGCTTTCCGCGATGGAGGAGTTGAGCGCGATCTGGCCGGCATCGAGCGTCACGCCTTCGCGCCGGGCCTTGTTCATCAGCTCCATCTCGACGCGCATCTTCTCGATTGCGCCGGGCGTGCCGCCGAGTGCGCTCTGGTCGAGGAAGCCGCGGTCGTTGGCCTCCTGAAGCATGCGGGATTGGTCGGCGCGGTAGCTGAAGTTGGCGGCCTCCTGCGCCTTGCGCGCGGTCTCGGCGCGCTGCGCTGCGACGCGCGGATCGTCCAGCAGATTGGCGTTGCGCCCGCGGCCATAGCCCTCGGCCATGGCGCTGCTCTGTTCCAAGGATCGATCGAACGCGCTCTTTCCAGCGCCGCGGCCTGCATTGGCGAGGGCCATGTCGCCCTGGCGCTTGAGGGCAGCGGTCAGCGAGGTGACGGCCTGCTCGCGCTGGCGGATCAGCTCTAGTCGCTTCTGCTCGGTCTCACGATCGTCGGCCGCATCGACGCGCTTCTGCAGCTCAGTGTCGAAAAGCTTCTGCTCTTTCGCGTTGAGCTCGTCGTACTCTTTGCCGATCTCAGCGATCAGGCGCTTACGCTCCTGCGCTTCGGTGACCTCGCCGCGGTCCTTCCCCAATAGGCTGGTTTGGAAACGCTCGTTTGCGGTGCGCTCCTTGAGGCCCTCGATCGCCTTCTTCACGCCCTCGGAGACGCCGTCCCACGTGCCGGCGAGCTTCTGCAGAGCGGTGCGCACGCCCTCGACCATCTCGTCCATCTTCTTCTTGATGGAATCGGCCCAGGTCTCGACGCGCTTCTGGTTGTCGTCGAGCGTGCCCTGGTCGAAGACGCCGGCCATGAGCGTGCTGGTCACCGCGGCGGTGGCGACAAGGCCATCGCGCACGCTGGTCGACCACTTGTCGGTCTGCGCCTTGCCGATGAGGTTGTCGAGCCCGCCGGCAACCTTCTTCTTCAGGAATTCCATGCCGGCGTCGATCGCGCCCGAGCCCTTGCCGATCTCGTAGAGGCCCGAGAAGATCTTGCCCCACCAGCCCGGCGCCATGGCGATCAGGCCCTGGAACCCGCTCTCGGCCTTGGCGAAGATCTTGTTGAAGTTGTCGGTGGCGAACTTCTCGCTGCCCTCGGCGCCCGCCTGGAACGCCTCCTGCATCTGCTTGCCGATCTGCTGCAGCTTCTTGATCAGCTCCAGCGCCTTCGCACCGGCGTTCTCGGCCATCTGCGTCAGCGAGCGCTGGGCCTTCTCCGACGCTTCGGAAAACTTCGAACCCATCTCCGACGCGGCCTGCGTTTGAGCGTCCTTGGCCTGCTTCACAGCAGCCATAAACGAGGAGTTGTCCGCGGTCAGGTCGAACCGCAGATTCCCCATAGCGACGTCCGCCATGTGGTGATCTCTCTAGTTGTCGGAGTGTTGGGCTTTAAGTTCTTCGAGGCGCTTGGCGGACATGCCGCGATCAGCGCCGATGCCGCGCGACCGGGCGTAGCCGGTCAACGCGCGATCCCAGGAACGCAGGGAACACGACCAGAAGTCGGCCTCACTCCAGCGGAGGAAGCCGAGCGCGAATTCAGTTTGCTGCTCGAGCCAGTCGGAGATCGTTACTTCTTCCGCTGACCCTTCGGAGGGTCCGCGTCGGCGTCCTCCCGGGCCTTGCGCCGCAGGAGCGCGTCGAGCAGCGGCCCGGTGTACTGTTCCCAGTCCATCGCCGCGATCTGTTCGTCGGTGACGCCCTTGATGCCGTTCGCCTCCAGGCAGGCACGCACGACCTTGGGCATATTCGAGACTTTGAGCAGCGCGGGCGGCATCTCGGTGAAGGTGTCAACGCCGATTGCCTGGCTGATGGCGGCGAGCGCGCCCATGTTGATGCAGATGGTGTGTTTCTGTCCGCCGATGTCGATGTCGGCTTCGCCCCGGATTGCGTTGGCCATGTGATCCCCGTTTCGTTGGAAGAAGGGCGGGCCTCGTTGGACCCGCCCCGCGATTGCCTTACGCGTGCTGGATGCCAGACACGATCGGCTTCAAACGCAGCAGAGAGGCGGAGATCGCCACGCCAAGGATGGTGACATAGTTGGTCGACACATCGGCGATCGGGCAGATCTTCCCCGCTGTTGCGCTGAGCACGTACGTCTCGCCCACCACCAGCGTGGCGCCGATGTTAATGTCGCCCTCGGTGCAGATCGCTACGGGCTGGCCATCGGCCACGTCGCCCAGTGCAAGACCGTACACGTTGGCCAGAGTGGCTGAAACATTGTTGTCGGCGATTTTGGCCTTGTAGTCGGCCGGGTCGATGTAGACGGGCATGCCGCGCGTCAGCGACGCGCCGGCCACGCCGGTGCGATCGATCTTGGCGCCCGACTGCGCCAAGACATTCGCAGCGGTTTGAGTAAGGTCGGCCATGGTAGTTCACTCCTTCGATGAGGGATCAGAGGTCGGTGACGGTGGGGGCCCCGGCGCTCTCCAGAGAAATCGAGGCCGAGACTGCCTTGTCGTGCGGGCCCTGGTGCTCAAGCTGCGTCACCTGCATCGCAACCTGGTAGATCGCGTCGCCGGGTACGATCAGCTGCCAATTGCGGATCGTGCCGTTGAGGATCAAATTGCGCAGTGCCTTCCAGTTCGCGCCGCTGTCGAACACGCCGTTTCCGGACACGGAGATCTGCTTGATCCCGGCGCCTTCCAGGAGCTCGCGGAACTTGCTCGGGGAGCCCTGATTGGTGACGTCGGCATCGCCGACGCGAAGATTGAACCGGGTGGTCTGGATGCCACCGACGGTGACGAACACTCCGGACCCCGTGAGGTCGCACTTGAGCAGCATGTCGCTGCCCTTCTGCTTGGCCATGATAGCGCTCCTAGTTCTCGGTTACGGCGCGGAAACGCAACACGCCATGCCATGAGACGCCGTCTGGATCTCTTGTGGCTGGTTCGGTGAACTCGCACCAGAGAGACGGCATGTTGCCGGCGGACAGTGCGATCGTCTGGTAGTGCAGCAGGTCGCGCACGCGCTTCACGATATCCAGCAGTTGCAGCTTCGCGGACTTGCCTTCAACCTCCTGCTCGGTCCAGCAATGGATCGTCAGCGTGTGTTCCTGCGCGTCGCCGCTCGACGTGTGGTAGTTGTTCGCCGTGGCGTCGCCGATCTCGACGTAAGGACAGGGCTGGTTTGGGGGCACACCATTGAACACGCGGCCCGATCCGATCAGCGCCGTGAGCGTGCTATCGCCCGACAGCGTCGTGTAGATCGCGGCCATCAATTCTTGCGTGCGGTCGGTCATTTCGTTCTGAAGCTGCTCGCTTTACGCTGCACAGCATCACGCATCAAAGCGATAGCACGGTCGCGGTTCTTCATCACGGACGGCGTCATGAAGGGGCGCGCGGCCATGCGGCGCGTGCCGAATTCAAGGTACCCTGCGTAGGTCGTGCGCGCTTCGAGGAAGCCCTGCACCTGCTTGCCCACCACCTTTGCGTCGCCCACGATCGAGTTCACAAGGCGGCCGGTGTCCGTGGCGGGTGCTTCGCCCGGGGCTGAGGCCTGGTGCTTGATGCTGCGGTTCTTGCCCTTCATGTAGATGCGGCCCGTCTTGGGCCCGCGCGCGACCGCGCGCTTCGCATCCGCCACCATGAGATTGATCGCGCCGAGCATGCCGAGGTGCAGCGCTTCAAGCGTCGCCTCGTCCAGTGGCGCGTCTTGGATTTCCTTGGGCTGGTTGATCATCCACAGCATCAGCCGTGCACCTGTGTCGGGGTGGCCTGCAGTTCTTCGCAGGACAGTTCGAGGAAACGGCGGCGCATGTCGGGGTTGAGGACGCCCCGGATCTCCGCGGTGTGGCCGCGCCAGGACACGCGATCACTGGGCAGCACATCGCCGTTGTAGCGAATGGTCAGCTTCCAATCGGCCTTGGCCTGGATCTGCTGTCGCCGGTACTGCTCGCCCGCGCTCATGGGCTGCACCTTGGCCCAGACCTGCGCGCGCACCTGCCACGTTTCGATTTGGCCGCCGATGGCATCGCGCGCGACGGTGCGCCGCTGGATCGTGACGCGCTCGTTCAGTTCGCCAGCTCCCGGTTCCTTGCCCATCAGCCGAGCACCGTGTAGCGCGAGAGGATCATCATGGCGGCGTTCGGGATCTCCTGGCTCTCGCGGTTCTCGTAGAAGTGCTGCGCGGTCATCTTCACCGCCTGGCGGATGGGCGAGGGCGTGTCGGTCGGGTCGGCGCCGTAGCCGGCCGTGAAGTCGATGCGGATGCCGCCCATCTGACGGACTGGCGTGTTGATCAGCGGCCAGATCTGCCCGGCCTTCTTCGTGACCCGGCCGAAGCCGTTCTCGACGTGGGCATAGTAGTTGGCGCTCGACCACGTGGTCTCGGTGCCGTCTTCGGCGACCGTCTTGATGGACGAGACGACCTGGAAGGGCGCCTTGCGGATCAGGAAGCTGTCGGCTCCGAACTGGCTCGGGATGCCCTCGCGGACGCCGTTCCACCACTCGTCGACCACCGATCCCGGCCAGGCGTCCAGGGTCAGGCGCCAGCCCTCGGTGAGGAAGGCACGGCGGGTGATATCCCGGGCCCTGGCGGTGGCCATGTCGACCAGCGCCTCCATAAAAGCGTCACCTTCGCCGATAATATCGATCCGGCCGTGGGCTTTCATCTCAGCCACGGTCACGAGTGGCGTAGTTGCAGGGGTAACCAGCTCCAGCGACCCGGCATCGTATTGCTTGCTCGTGGTGAGCATTTAGACCCCCGCCGCTGCCCCGTTTTTGGCCCTACGAACCCCGCAAGCTTTCTTGGCCCCTTCAGGCGTACCCTCGGCCGCCTGTGGCGCTCCTAGAGGCTCCTGCGCGGCATCTACGAGTTGCGTGTGCGCCTCTGCCGGATCGGCATCCGAGGTCGAGAAGAAACACCCCGCAAGGTCCGCCGGCAGGTCGTATTCCTCGCCCGCCGCGTAAAAGGTCCGCGTGATGCCATCCGGGGCGCCCCAGGCGTCCCGCAACATGAGCACCCGCACCGTCTGCTGTTCGCTGGGCGGCCGCATGCCGCCGACAAGGTACCGCATCCCTCACCCCACCCAGGCGTTGGGGCGGCCCGAAAGCCGCCCCGTTAAGTCTTACGAGCCGGTCACGTTGGCGCGGGCCCGCTTCTTGCCGATGGCGAGGACGGCGATCGGGAGCGCGCCCGAGTCGTTGTTCACCGGCGTGAAGGTGAGGCGCACGTAACGCTTGGTGCCGACGTAGCTCAGCAGCTTCACGGACAGGTCGTCCGAGAAGATGCCGGCTGCGGCCGCTTCCTGGCCCGTACCGGCCGGCAGCATGTCGGCGTCAGCCACGGCGGCGGCGTCGGACAAGGCGCTGTCGTCGCCTTCTTCCAGCAGCACCGTGCTGGTCGCGTCTGCGTCCGTCCACGTGCCGATCTGGATGGCGAATGTGAGCGACATCAGCGACGCCATGTCGATAATGTTGCTCACAAGGGCCGAGCTGGAGTTCGTTTGGGTCTGCGGCTTGATGGCCTGCAGGAAGCTCAACTGATTGTGGATGTCTTGCGGAACCATGTCCGGGTCTCCTTGCTGTCAGGTTGAACAGCGGGAGCCGAAGCTCCCGCCGGTGTCGTCGGGGTTTCGGAGATCAGGACGTGCCGAACTTCAGCACCTTGATCGCGTCGCTGTCCACGATGGCGCCACCGACCCGCTTGGTGGTGTAGAACAGCACCCGCGGCTTGTCGGTGAAGGGATCGCGCAACTGGCGGATGCCCTGGCGGTCCACGATCAGATACCCGCGCTTGAAGTCGCCCAGCGCAATCGCGAAGGCATTGGCCGTGGAGTAATCCGCCATATCGGCGAATTCCGTCACGGGGTAGCCGAGCACCATGTCGATCACGCCCTGCGCGCCCAGCATCGGGTTATAGATATAGTTGCCCTGCTGGTCCTTGAACTTGCGGACCTCCGCAAGCGTCGTCTTGTTCATCGTCCACCGCAGGTTGGCGCGGTATCCGGCGTTGAACGAGAAGATCAGGGCCAGCATCTTGTCGGCCTGGCTGACCGACGCCGATGCCACCGCGAAGCCGCCAGAGACGCCCGTTGCAATGTACTGCAGCGCACCGAACCCGCGGGTCGAGTCCGCAGTCGTGACAAACGTGCCTTGCGCCTGGCTCAGGAAGCCAGCGGGGCGCGAAGTGCCGTTGCCGGTGACGAACGCCGTGTTCTCGGCGCGCGAGAAGCGGTCAGCCACCTTCTGGTTGAGCCAGCTCTCGACGTCGAACATGGCATCATCGAGCAGGTTCTGCGTCGCCTTCGGCATGGCCGAGACTTCGTGCACCGGGATTTCCAGTTCGCCGACCTGCGGCGTGGTGGTCGCGTTGCGCGTGCCCTGCTCGCTCACCCACTCATAGCCGGCGTCGTCGCGATCGACCGGAAACTTGATCGAGTTCGACGAGATCGTGATGGTGGTCGCGATCTCACGCATGGGCGACGTCTCGCGCAGGCGCGTGATCACGTTGTCGGAGCGCACCGGCTCGACGTAGTAGCCGCCATCCGGCGCGGAGCCGACGGACAGCGTTTTCTGTTCGTCAGGGGTGAGCGCCTTCTCACCGCGGCGAACCATCTTGTTGAACGCCTCCTTGTAGGCGAGGCGATGGGCGGCACCTTTGGCAAGATCGCCATCGGCGCCGATCCATGTGGCCACCTCGAGATTGGCCTTCGTTTCGACTTCAGACGACTTCGATTGCTCTGCCGCCACCAACTGCCGGCGTTGGCTCTTGACCAGAGCATTGATGTCGTCCTTGAGCTTGTCGTAGGCGGTCTCGACTTTCTTGAGTTCCGCCTTCGTGACAGCGTCCTCGGCGCCTTTCTTGGTCTGCTTCTCCAGCTCTTCCATCTTCCCGCGCATCGTCGCGAGCGTGCCCTGGAAGGCGTCAATGCTGGACTTCAGTTCCTGGGGGATTGCACCGTCAGCCATAGGCCGGGTCTCCTGTGGATCAAACTTGGCTTAGACGCCGAAGTTCTTCCGCGAAGAAGACCAGGCCGGCGTCGGGTGGCGTACTCGCCACCTCTCCACCAGCATCCCGCTTGGTTTTGAGGAGTGACTTGAACCCATGTTCGAGAACATGGGCAGCTTCCGAGCGCGACAGACCCGCTTCCCGCTGGATCAGACGCTGGAACTCTCGCTCGGTCGGCAACTGATTTGCCTTGACCGAGGTGATAACACTTTCTTCGTTGCACGGGAACATAACCGCGGAAACCTCCCGCAAATCGATTTCGTCGAGAAACCGAATGTGCGGATTGGCGCGGTCCTGCGATTGCTTCGTTACGCGATAGCCGATCGAGAGGCCGTCAAGCGCGCCGGCTTTCATCAGCGTGTAAACCTCGCGGCCCTTCTGCAGGTCGAGGAGCAGTTGCCCCTCGCCAAGCAGGCCGTAGTCGTCCTCGACAAAGTTCTTCCACACGCCGATGGGCTCGGCCGGGTTGTGGTCGAACAGCATCTTGACGCCTTTCGGCCCGCGCTCGGCGAGCGTCTTGGCATAGGCGCCCTTGCGGACGACGTCGCCGACCTGGTCCTCGTTGCCGAAGACCGAGCAGTAGCCGATGAAGACGCCCTGATCGTCGAGGCTCTTGAGCTCGAGGCTCTTGGTGTTGAGTGTGGCAGTGGTCATGGTTTGCCCTGCTGGTTGTTCTCTGCGTCAAGCTCGTCGAAGCGGCCGGTGTCCCAGGGGTTGTTGGGATCTTCCTCCGGGCGCTGCGTTGCGAGGACGGGTTCGTAAATGCACGTGCACCGGCAGTTGATGATCTGGCCCGGTGGTGCACTCGGATCGCCGGGGTACATCATGGCCACCATCCCAGCGCCCGCTTCGG